GATAAACCAAAAAGGAAATCATGGAACATATTCGGAATGAATGGCTAGTCTTTTTCTATACGCCCTTTAATCCCCCTTGGTACACAAAATGGCGAAAAAGTGGCTTTACTCATGTTGGAGCTATGAATTTTTATCCTAAATTTAACTGCTGGATGCTTTTAGAGGGATTGTATGGACGATTGCACGTGGAACTTATTGACGGTCCTGAAGCTGGGAAGATTCTATCCTATGTAAAAAGATTAAAAGGAAAAGTCCTCAAGGGCAAGGAAATGGATATGCCTAACTTTCGTGGAGAGTGGTGGGTGAAGGAGCATAGCTGTGTGAGTTACATGCAGCGACTAATTGGTTTACGATCCTTTTGGATATTTACGCCCTATCAATTATTTTGTGCGTTGAAAAAATATGATTTTCAGCTCTTTGTAGAGGAAGGATTAACTGATGGCTAAAAAATGGATTCAAAAAGCGATCAAGAAAAAAGGTTCATTACGAGCATCAGCGAAACGCATGGGCTTAATCAAGGGCGACCAGAAGTTGAGTTCTTCTGCATTGGCGACAATGAGAGCAAGGGCAAATAAATCTGGTAACACCACAATGTTGAGGCGTGTGGCTTTGGCAAGAACCCTGAAGAAAATGTAAGGAGATACATATGGCTAAACGACCTAAACCCAAACCAAGACCTAAACCGAAACCAAGACCTAAAGGATATTAAATGACTAAAGAAATATTTAATCAAGAAGGAAGTTCAATCAGACGAGCAGAAAATGAATTTAACAAATGGTGGGGAAATCTAAAAGAAGATGTAAAAGGAAAGTGGGCTTATGCAAAAGAATTTCTTAAAACAGTATATTCTCCTACAATGACAATGCAAGAAGCTCAAGTTCATTTGGACAAATTAGATAAAAAAAGAAAATCAGAAAAAAAAGCAATCAAGGCAAAAAGAGTATTAAACTCTAACGCAAGTAATTAAATGGGAATTTTTAAAAGACCGAAATACGAAGAAACGGAAACCGACAAGATGATTAAGCGTCAGCTTGAGGAAGAACAAAAGGAACGAGCAGTAAAGGAAGAATCAAGGGCTGAAAGAAAAAGAAGATATGCCAAAGGAATGATTGGTTCACGATCCATGTTCTCAAGAGCTGGTGGCAGTGGATTCTATGATCCTGAAGGACAGCAGTATTCATAATGGGAGGTAAAAAATCAACAAGTTCCAGTTCTGGTGGTGGTAGAAAAAGTGGTGGTTCACCTAGAGGACACAAAAGAAGAACGGAAAAAGCTAGAATAAAATCAAAAGTTAAAAAAGGAATTAAAGTCGTTAAGAAAAAAATTGGTTATTTTCAAACCAAACATCCAAAAGGAAGTGTAGATAGCTATGCGACACAAAGCAAAAAAGGTGGAAAGCATATGTATGGACAAGAAGCATCCAGAGCTACTGATGATTATTTAATTGGTTTGGGATCGGATGTCGCAAAGGTTGGAAATTATTTTAAAAAAGAAGGTGGAAATTTCATACGAATCAGCAAGTCAGAGGGGGAAAAGTTATATGCTGCTGGTGATCCCAGTATAAGTCGTTCTACTTTTTTAACTACAAAAGGAAAGGAAATGAAATATGGAACATCAGGTGGAGCTATGGGTTCAGGTGATCCATCAGGAATGATGACAAGTATTCCCATTTCAGAAGCCATGTTTCAAAAACAAAAGAAAATACAAACAATGTTTTTGGCTGGAATGTCATTGGCTATGCCAATGGGAGGTGGACAATTAATGAGGGCTGCTGCTGCCGATACTTTCCAAAGACCGTATTCGGACTATCTATCTACATTTAATAAAGGACAAAGTGGCGAAGCTAACTTTGCAAAAGCAGAAGGATTTGCCAATCAAGGACAGGACACAGCGAACTTGGCTATGGGTACTACTTCTTCTACTGGAGAAAAGAAATCAACGAAATTTACTAAAAAAACTACGAAATACTTTGCTGCATCCTATTCGGATCAGGCAAGGAAAAAGCGTAAACTATTTGCGACAGTCTAATGCCCTATACCGACCCTGACATAAACCCAACCGTAGCTGACAACAGCAAGGTTGAGGAAGTTTTAAAAAGATACAGGGAAGCGCAATCCCTGAAAGACAACTGGAAGGAAAAGTTTGAGGAAGCATATGAATATTGTCTTCCCCAACGAGAATCCTTCTATGAAGAATCACCAGCCCAAAGGCGTACAGATAAAATATTTGATGAGACAGCAGTTGTAGGCATACAGGAATTTGCCAGTCGTCTACAGTCAGGCATTGTTCCAACTTTTGCAAGATGGGCTAACTTGGAAGCTGGTGTTGAAATACCAGAGGAGAATGTAGAATCGGTTAATGAATCATTGGATGCCATTACCCAGTTTGTTTTTGAAACAGTTGGCAATAGTAATTTTAATCAGGAGGTCCATGAATGTTTTATGGATTTGGCTATAGGCACAGGATGTCTATTGGTTGAAGATGGAGATGCAATCAATCCCATTAAATTTTCTGCCATTCCCTTGCCACATTTAATTTTAGCAAATGGTCCTGACAATAGGATTGATACAGTTTTTAGAAGAAGATACTGCAAACTAAAGGAAGTTGAGATCATGTATCCTCAGGCAAAAGTTCCTAAAGATATAATGGAATCCATGGGTCCTGATAAGAAATGCACTTTACTGGATGGTGTCTATCGCATCTATGATGAACCCAATGTAGAAAAATATAAGCATTGTGTTATTCTATTAGAAAAAAAAGTAATCGTATTTGAAGAATTTTTTGAAGGCGTAGGATCAAATCCCTACATTGTCTTCAGGTGGAATAAGGCATCAGGCGAGGTGTATGGTCGAGGACCAGTATTCAATGCCATGGCTGCAATCAAGACTTGTAACCTGACAATTCAGTTAATTTTAGAAAATGCCCAGATGTCCATATCAGGAATATATCAGATAGAGGATGATGGAATAGTTAATCCTGACAACATTCAGCTCGTTCCCGGCAGTCTCATTCCAATCGCTCCAAACTCAAAAGGTTTGCAGCCTATTAATTCGGCTGGACGATTTGATGTAGCTCAATTGATACTAGAGGATATGCGTAATAATATTAAGAAGGCATTGTATATGGAAACATTGGGAAGACCTGAAGGTACTCCCATGACTGCAACGGAAGTAGCTGAAAGAATGGCAGATTTGTCAAGACAAATTGGATCATCTTTTGGTAGATTACAGTCTGAATTTGTCGTTCCAGTATTAAGGAGAGTTATTCGCATCTTGAAAGATCAAGGAAGAATAGATTTACCAATAGTTAATGGACGAGAAGTCAAGGTACAGGCAATCAGTCCGTTGGCAAGAGCGCAATATCAACAAGATATTAGCGACATAAACAGATTTCATGAGATTATCGCTACGACATTCGGTCCACAAGTCCTTAACTTAATAGTTAAACAGGACGAAGTGGCGAAACATATCGGTAAGCTAATGAATATTCCTGAGAAACTATTAAGAGATTCAACGGAACAGCAAGAACTAGCCCAACAATTGCAATCAATGGCACAGGAAGGACAACTAGGAGAATCAAATGGCATGGGAAAAACACAAGTCACCAAATAAACCACTTACTACCTCAATAGACGGATATACAAGAACTCCTGAAGTTGAAAAAAAATTAAATCAACTTGTAGCTACTGTTTTTAAGGGAGATGATGGAAGGCAATTATTATCATACCTGAAATCTATTACTATGGAAGCTGTGGCTGGACCAAACATAACTCAAAATGAACTGTTTCATTTAGAGGGTAAACGGTATCTTGTAGCAATACTAATACAAAGAATCAATCAATATAACAATGAGGTGAAAAAATGAGTGAAGAACAAGTACAAGAACAATCAGCAGAAACACAAGAAGACACAGGGAAACCTGAACACATTTCTGACAAGTTTTGGGATGCTGATAACAAATCTGTCAATGTAGAGGCATTGTCAACAAGCTACAATTCCTTGGAAAAGAAACTTGGAAAGCGAACCGAGGACCTGACAAAACAAATTCGTCAGGATATGGATAATCAAAAACTAAAGAATGTTCCCAAGGAATATGAAATCAAAATGCCTGATGACTTGCCTGAAGATGTAGAGATAGACATTGATAAGGATCAACCCCTGATGAAATGGTGGTCTGAAAAATCAAAGGAAATGGGTTTTTCACAGGACCAATTCAATGAAGGAATAAGCCAATTCATTAATAATGAAGTTGGAAGTCTTCCTAATATTGAACAGGAAATGCTCGATTTAGGGGATGGAGCAAAGGAAAGGGTGGAATCAGCTAACCTATGGGCTAAAAAGAATTTAAGTGAAGATGCCTATAATACCATTTCCAATCTAGCATCCACATCCAGAGGAATAAAAACCTTGGAGGAAATCATGGCACTTAACAAGACAAGTGTTATGCCATCCACACCAACAGCGATAGAAGGAAAGCCAACCTTGGATGACCTTCGTTCCATGATGAAGGACCCTCGCTACTGGAAAGATGGAGAGAAAGACAATACGTACATTCAAAGGGTATCAAAATTATTTGAACAAATCTAATGCGACTTGTTCTTGTACAATGGCGAGATACAAGAGAAGTTGGAGACACTTGGCACGACATAGAGGAAGTAACAAAAACTAATTCTTCCGTCATTCATAGTGTGGGATGGATAACGGAAGATACAGGAATTGATCTAAAAATATCAGCTTGTTGTCCTTTGGAACTAGAGGACAAGGAAGTAGGACGCACTACCGTTATTCCCCATGGATGTATTGAATCAATCAGGGATTTAGTCCTAAAAGAATAATGTGCGTTGAAATTTATTCATTTTTTGCCCATTAATTGCCTTAAGACCTTTAGAGTAAAGAAAAATGCCCTTTTGGAGAACATTGGACTGGCTTGAAAGACAATCGAAACCTTAACTAACGGAGAAATGAAATGGCTAGTACAATAACCAATGCCTTTATTACTCAGTTCGAAGCAGAAGTTCACATGGCGTACCAACGCATGGGAGCTAAACTTAAAAATCTGATAAGAACTGTTAATGGAGTAAGTGGTTCTAGCGTAAAATTCCAAAAGGTTGCGAAGGGAACAGCGACAACTAAAGCTAGACATGCTGAAGTAGTTGCTATGAACCTTGCTCACTCTAATGTGTCTGCAACTTTAACGGATTATTACGCAGCCGACTATATTGACAAGTTAGATGAATTGAAGATCAACATTGACGAAAGGCAAGTTGTGGCACAAAATGCTGCATATGCCCTTGGTCGTAAAACAGACGCTATTCTTATAGCTGTGTTGGATGCTGCTACTTCAATCGCTGCAAATGTCAGTTCGTCTGCTACAAGCATGACATTAATTAAAGCTAAAAACATGCAATCAGTTTTTGCTACTAATGATGTGCCTGATGACGGACAACGCTACTTCGCTGTTGGTCCTACTCAATGGGGTGACCTAATGAGTGTGGATCAGTTCTCTAGAGCCGAATATGTCGGACCTGAAAATTTACCATTTACAAATGGTGAATCAACTGCAAAAAGATGGATGGGCTTCCTTTGGTTTGTTCATTCAGGATTAAGCACTTCAGGCTCAGACAGAAAATGTTTGGCATGGCATAAATCTTCTGTTGGTCTTGGCATAGGTCAAGATGTTAAAACAGAAGTTAACTATATACCTGAAAAAGTTTCTCATCTTATTACTTCTTCTCTCTCTATGGGAGCAGTTGCAATTGATGGTGATGCTGCTAGGGTACAACTTTGTACAGAATAGAAAGGAGATATTTATGGCTTATGCAACCACTAACCCAGTAAAAAAAATCTCTCAAATGGGAGATTCAAACTCCTTGTGGTACTATACTGATGGAGATGCTATTGGAACAATAGACAATGCTGATTATTTTTTAACAGACTATGCTCTATTGACCGCTGGAGATATTATTTTTATTAATAGTGGTGGATCAAATGCTGTGGTGGATATATTAATTGTATCTGCTTCAACATCCTCTACTGTTACAACTGTAATATTAGCGTAAATTTATTATCTAGGGGGAGTAATTCCCCCTAGTTTAGAATGATTCTAATATGGCAACAACAAAGATAGATATATGCTCAACAGCTTTAATCCTCATAGGAGCAACAACAATCACATCCTTCACGGATGACAGTACAGAGGCAACTGTCTGCAATACAATCTACGAGGATATTCTTAAAGCATCCCTGACAAGACACAGATGG